GGCTGGGCACCGCTCGAGTTCACCGGCGTGACCGTTGATGACAACGGCGGCTACGAGCTCAAGTACCGTGCAATCCCGTACGGTTTTGACGAAGACGCAAACGGCAAGACATTGAAGAAGGGCAGCGGCGAATGGGATAAGCGCACCAGCGCTATCGCAAAGCGCATTCGCGACGAGGTTCGCGGTGTTTATGACCGTGCACAAGCTGGCGACAAGAATGCTGCAAACATCATTCGCCAGGCAGGCTGGTACAAAGAGATGCGCTCACGCCTGCGGCAAGAGTTTGGCGGCCTGGGCGATTTGTTCGCTGATCTACTGGGCGCTACTTCGCCGAATACTCCGGTGCGCGGCAACTGGGAAAGTGCGGTAGACCTACTGCGTCGCGCCAGCCGCGGCGACTTCGATGCAATGATGCCGAAGTGGGTTGAGTGGTCAAACAAGCTTGATGCTGCCGAGACTGAATTCGCTGCCTGGTTTGGTAGCCAGGTCGAGATGGGCATTAGCAAAAAGGCCATCAAAGCCACGCAGGAATACCAGCAGCGCTATCAGCAAGTGGCCGAGCTTCGCAAGCTGCCCGACTCGCTGCTGCCGCAAAAGGAATCCGGCAAGCTCTACGGCTTTAACGGCAAGAACGCCGTGCGGGCCATGCTCAACCTCTGGCGCGTGGTGCGCGACCCCAACGCCGACATCGGCATCGGTGGCACCGCGCCCAAGGCGCTGAACTTCAGCGGCAACCTGATCGGCTTCCGCGAGCGTGCGACCATCGACGTGTGGGCCGCCCGCCTGCTGCAACGCCTGGCCGGCAAGCTCCGCATTCCCAGCATGGCCGAGGGCAGCGTGTCCGGCAAGATGCTGTCGACCGGCGAGACGACGCTGACCTTTGGCTTTGGCCAGGACGTGTTCCAGAAGGCCGTCAAGGACATCCGCAACGACCCGCAGATGAAGGGCGACAAGCTGCTGTCCAGCGTCAACGACGACGACCTGCAAGCCATCGTCTGGTTCCTCGAGAAGGAAGTCTGGACAAAGAACAACTGGACGACCGCGGCCGGCGAAGGTGGCTCGTTCGAGTACGAGGCCGACCTGACTGGCCAGCGCGACCAAGCCCGCATCCGCGAACTGCGCCGCATCGCTGACTCCAGCGCCAGCGCCACCGAGCAGCAGAAGGAAGACGCCCAGGCCGAGACTGACCGCCTGAACGAGCAGAAGGCCGACCTGCGTGCCCAGCGTGACGAGGCCAAGAAGGCCGGCAACAAGCGCGTGGTCAATGACCTGACCAAGCAGATCAAGGAGATCGACAAGGCGCTGGGCCGGCAGAAGCGCGTGCTTGACGCGCCAAGCCCCGAAATCGTGCGCCAAAGACGCGAAGAAGCCCTGGCTGAACTCAACACCTTGACCAGGGCCGTCGATCGCTTCCAGGGCGGTCTATCGATCCAGCAGTCGGCCGAGACGCAGGGCATCGACTTCGTGCCCAGCGACGCCGACATGGCCCGCCTGGGCGAGGACATCAAGACCTCGGTCTACGAGGCCGACGACGGGGCCACCGTCCTGGGCAGCAAGGTGCTGTCGACCGAGGGCCGCTATGGTGCGCCCGAGCGCAGCCTCGACCTCGAGGTGGTCACCCGCGCCGGGTTCAACCCGCTGCCCATGTGGCTCAAGATGCTCGAGGCCGCCAAGGCTGCCAACCAGGACAGCACGTTCCTGTCGCGAGTCTTACGCCACGACGAGAAGGTCGACTTCCAGCGCCACCGCCCTGGCGTCGAGATCTACTTCCGCGAGGCCGGCGCGATCGACAAGCTGCAACCGATCCTGGATGACCTGGCCAAGCAGGGCATCGAGTTCTACACCGTCATCGTCGACGGCAAGCGCAGCCCCGAGGCAATGGCCGGCGAGATGCCGCCAGCCGTGGGCGTGCGCTTCCAGTACGTCCCGGAGATGAATGCCCGGTATGGCCTGGACGACTTCAACTGGGCAGATTTGACTGTTGAGGAAATATCAACGAAAATGAAGGAGCAAGCATCCGCGCTCAACAACCTGGCAGCCACCGTGGCGGCCGGCGTTGAGGGCGTGTCGTTTGCTGGCCAGTTCTGGTACGAAACAGAGGTGGCTTTCAAGAACCAGTACCAGGAGAAGATTGATGACATCACAAGTCGAGTTGCTGAAGGAAAGCGTGGCGAGGCTGGAGCCGGTGCATGGGCCGGACAATCCGTTCGTGAAGGGGTTGAAGCAGCAGATCGCTGGGCTAGAGAGTCAGAGCGCGAGAGCGCAGGAGCGGGAGCAGTTCAACCTGGCGGTGAACTCCTCAAGCAGTCGGGCACCGGAGCCGGAGGACAGGGCGGCGGCGGCACTCTACGAGTCGCTGATCTCGGCATTACCCAACGATACGGAGTCGCCCGAGACGGCGCAACCCGCGTCACCGGAGTCCACTATTCAAGAGAGCCTCGCAGCACTCTCGCAGGTGCTTTCTACGGCACAGGCCTCAAAGGAGCAGAAGCCGGAAGGCTCGCCGGATCAGGCGACCGAAGGCTGAACCAGCGCATCCACTTCTATGTGGATGAAGGCAGCGGCGTGCGCCCCGAGGCGGGCGTGGGCACGAACGTCCACGGGGTAATCCTCGAGAACCTCTACGACGTTGCTGCCGACCCGCTGGGGCTTCGCAAGCAGGCCGCCCAGATGGGCATTGATGACAAAGGCCTGTGGTTCAACGCGGTCGAGTCCGCGATCCTTGAGGCCGGCTACGACGGCGTCTATGTGCCGGGTGCCCAGGGCAGCCAGGGCGTGGCCGTGCTGCTGGGCAACCACGCTGTGCCTGTCGAGCAGAAGGGCACGCACGCAATGGCTGGCGCTGGCGGCTACGTCGCGCCGTCCACCGGCAAGCGCAAATATTCCTTGCTGTCCAGCGAGATCCGCAAGTTCGAGGCCGAGCGTGCCGCCATCGAGGAGGCCGCGCCGTCGGTCAAGTTCAAGGACGGCAGCATCACCTTTGACGAGGGCGACACCGAAGCGATCGCCCAGTTCTTCCCGCCGGCCGCCCGTGCTGGCCAACTGCGCCAGGAGATGCGCGGCGGCTTCGATCCCAAGCGCCTGAACACGGTGCTGACCGAGCAGTCCGACTATTCGACCTTCGTGCATGAGACGGCGCACTTCTACCTGACCGCGCTGTTCCGCATGGCCGAGTTGCCCAACGCAACGCAGCAGATGAAGGACGACGTGCAGACCGTGCTTGACTGGTTCGGCATTGAGAGCCTCGAGGCCTGGAATGCGATGAGCCTGGAGGAGCAACGCAAGTACCACGAACGCTGGGCCTACAACCATGAGATCTACGTCTTCGAGGGCAAGGCTCCCAGCATCAAGATGCAGACGCTGTTCGACCAGTTCAGCGCCTGGCTGCGCCGGGTCTACAAGTCGATCCGCGACGAACTGAACGCGATCTACCGCCAGGAGCATGGCGAAGATCTGCCGATCCTCACGGGCGAGGTGCGCCAGGTCATGGATCGCATGCTGGCCAGCGATGAGCAGATCCGGCAGGCCGAGACGGTGCGCGGCATGGTGCCGCTGTACCAGAGCCAGGAAGAGTCCGGCATGAGCGACGCCGAGTGGGCCGCCTACCAGGCGATGATGAAAGAGTCCACCGACGCATCGATCGCCGAAATTACCAACGCCAGCCTGCGTCAGATGCGCTGGATGTCCAACGCACGCAGCAAGTTGCTCAAGGAGATGCAGAAGCAGACGGCCGAGATCCGCAAGGACGTGCGTGCCCAGGTCACCAAGGAGATCGAGCAGGAGCCGATCTACCGCGCCATCCGCTGGCTGAAGTACGGCGAGATGACGACGCCCGAGGGTGAGGAGATCAAGGTCACCGCCGGCAACAAGCTCAAGCTCGAGGACGTGAAGGCCATGTACCCAGAGAACCGGGCCGGCATCCAGGACGTGCCAGACTTCCAGAAGCTGGGCTATGGCCAGTACGGCATGCTGGCGGCCGAAGGCCTGAACCCCGATCTGGCGGCCGACATGTTCGGCTTCACGTCGGGCGACCAGCTTGTCCGCACGCTGCTGGACACGCCGAGCCTGAAGGAGGCCATCGACACCCGCACCGACCAGCGCATGCTGGAAGAGTACGGCGACATGTCCGACCCCAAGCAGATGAACCTGGCCGTCGAGCGTGCCCTGCACAACGAGGCCCGCGCCCGCTTTGTGGCCGTCGAACTGCGCCACGCTGCCAAGGCCACCGCCCCCGTGCGCGTGATGCTCGAGGCTGCCCGCCAGGCCGCCCGCCGCATCGTCGAGAACAAGCTGGTGCGCGACACCAAGGCCAGCGAGTACAGCGCCGCGGAAACCCGTGCGCTCAAGCAGGCCGAGGCCGCCATGAAGAAGGGCGATTCGCAGGCCGTCACCCAGGCCTTGCAGAACCGCCTGCTCAACAATCAACTGACCGCCGAGGCTGCCAAGGCCACGCAGGAGATCGAGAAAGGGCTGCGCTACTTCCGCAAGGTGCAAACCGACAAGTCGCGTCAGCGCATCGGCGCAGACTACAGCGATCAGATCGACCAGTTGCTCGAGCGTTTCGAGCTTCGCCCGATCCCGCTCAAGGAAGTCGACCGCCGCACGTCCCTGGCTGCCTGGCTCGAGGCCCAGCGCAATGCCGGCTACGAGCCGGAGATCGCGCCCGAGCTTGAGCAGGAGGTCACGCGCAAGTCTTACAAAAACATGACCGTGGCCGAGTTCCGCGACCTGGTCGACGCTGTCAAGCAGATCGAGCACCTGGGCCGCACGCAGCAGAACATGCTCACCGCGGCCAAGCAGGTCGCCTACCAGGAGGCCCGCGACCAGATCGTTGACAGCATCAACGCCAACGCAGGCGGCCGCATTGCAGACGCCCGCACGCCCACGACCGAGCTTGGCCGGTACGCCCAGAGTCTGAAGCGATTCTGGGCCAGCCACATCAAGGCGGCCACCGTGGCCCGCATCCTGGACGGCGGCAAAGACGGCGGCGCGATGTGGGAATACTTCGTGCGCTCTGCCAACGAGCGCGGCGACATGGAAACCGAGATGCGGGCCAAGGCCACCGAGGCACTCACGAAGATCATGCAGCCGATCTTCGACACCGGGAAGATGGGCGGCAAGGGTCAGTTCTTCCCGACGCTGGGCCGCAGCCTGAACAAGGAATCGCAGATCGCCATCGCCCTGAACATGGGCAACGAGGGCAACATCCAGCGCCTGCTGGGTGGCGAAGGCTGGACGATGGAGCAGGTCATGCCGGTGCTGCAATCGCTCACCAAGCGCGAGCTTCAGGCCGTGCAGCAGATCTGGGACTACTTCGAGACGTACCGCCCCATGATCGCCGAGAAGGAGCGCCGCATCTACGGCAAGGAGCCGAAGTGGGTCGAGCCAAAACCGTTACAGGTCACGTCTGCCGACGGCGAGGTGGTCAACATGCGTGGCGGCTACTACCCGATCAAGTACGACCCACTGGCATCGATGCGGGCCGAGAGCTTTGCCGATGCCGAGGAGGCCAAGCGCCAGATGCAAGGCGCGTTCACTTCGTCGACCACGCGCCGCAGCTTCACCAAGTCCCGCGTGGAAGAGGTGAAGGGTCGGCCGCTGCTCTACACACTGTCGGGCATGTACTCGGGCATCAACGACGTGATCCACGACCTGGCTTGGCATGAGTGGCTGATCGACGCCAACAAGCTCATGCGCTCGCAGCAGATTGACGAGGCCATCCGCAACCAGTACGGCCCCGAGTTCAAGGATCAACTGAAGACCTGGATCAACGACGTGGCGGCCGGCGAGCGCATGGCCACCAACTCTGGCGAGGTCGCCCTGGGCCGCCTGCGCCAGGGCATCAGCGCCGCAGGCCTTGGCTTCAACGTGCTGTCGGCCGTGCAGCAGATCACCGGCTTCAACCAGTCGATCGTGCGCGTCGGTGTCAAGTACATCGGCCGCGGCATTACCAAGACCATCAGCAGCCCGATGCTGGCCATGAAAGAGGTCAACGAAAAGTCGAGCTTCATGGCCAACCGTGCCCGCACGCAGTTCCGCGAACTGAACGAACTCCGCAACATGGTGCAGGACGAAAGCCCGGCCATGCGTGCGGTGAAGATGGGCGCGTACTTCATGATGATGCGGATGCAGCGCATGGTCGACGTGCCCACCTGGTGGGGTGCGTACGAGAAAGCCATCGGCGAGGGTAACGACGACAAGCGTGCAATTGCCCTGGCTGACCAGGCTGTGATCGACTCGCAAGGTGGCGGCATGGTCAAGGATCTGTCGGCCATCGAGCGTGGCGGCCCGGCGCTCAAGCTGTTCACGGTTTACTACTCCTACATGAACACCGTGTTCAACATGGCGGCCGCGCAGACCATGACGGCCAAGAGCAAGGGCAAGCTGGCCGCGGACTATCTGATGCTGTTTGTGGTGCCTGTCGTGCTCACATCGATGCTCAAGGGCGCACTGGTGCCCAGTGGCGACGATGACGAGTGGGACTGGGAGAAGATCGCCCGCAAGCTGGCGGCCGAGCAACTGTCCTACCTGATGGGCACCATGATCGTCGTGCGCGAGTTCGGCGAGGCAGCCAAGGTGGTGACCGGAGCAGAGGGCGGCGCTCGCGATTACAGCGGCCCGGCAGGCTTGCGGATTGTGGCCGACGGCTACAAGTTCCTCAAGCAAGCTGGCCAGGGCGAGTTCGACGATGCCTTCCGCAAAGCAGCCATCAACTTGATCGGCGACTTCACCGGCTTGCCGTCGGCGCAGATCAATAGAACCATCACCGGAGCCAACGCTTTGGCCGAGGGTGAGACATCAAATCCGGCCGCCGTTGTGCTGGGATACACCAAGGACTAGGTGCCCGTATCCCCACAACAAAGCCATAACGTAACCACAATCTCCCAGGAGTCCGTCGATGACGATCAATTCAACCATTCGGAAGGCTGGCCCGTTCATTGGAAACGGCACCGCCTCCTCGTTCCCGTTCACCTACAAGGTGTTCCAGGCTTCTGACCTGGACGTTGTTCGTCTCGACGAATCAACCAACATCGAAACCACCCTGGCGCTGACGACTGACTACACCGTCGTGCTGAACCAAGACCAGGACAGCAACCCTGGCGGCACCGTCACGCTGGTGGCTGGGCCTTTGGCGACCGGCTACACGCTGACCATGACCAGCGATGTGCCCAACCTTCAGCCGACCGACCTGACCAACCAGGGCGGCTTCTATCCCGAGGTGATTAACGACGCGCTCGACCGCGCCACGATCCAGATCCAGCAGTTGCAAGAACAGACCGATCGATCGCTGAAAGTCGCGCTTTCGTCTGACGTTGATGCCACGTTGCCGCCGCCAAGCCCAAACGACCTGATTGGATGGGACGCTGATGCTGCTGCACTGGTAAACGTCGACCCGACTACGATTGGCACCGTGGTGGCTTACTCCACAGCTTTTGCTGACGTATTCATTGGCAATGGCATCACCACTTCATGGACTCTGACGCGCCCCGCTGCTGTTTTGTACAACCTGGACGTGTCAATCAACGGATCGACCCAAGAGCCTGGCCGTGATTACACGCTGTCTGGAACCACGTTCACCATGACGACACCGCCACCAATTGGCGCTCGAGTTCTGGTGAAATACAAAGAAGGTCTGCCGAACTATGAAGGCGACAGCCAAGATGTGCGTTTTGTTCCGTATGCAGCGTCTGGCACGGTAACGCGAAGCGTTCAAGCCAAACTGCGCGAAAGCATCAGCGTGCTGGATTTTGGCGCAGACCCTACTGGTGCCACTGATTCAACCAATGCGTTCAAAGCGGCGCTTGCTGCCGCCAAAGGCGCTGATCAGAATGCTTCTGGACGCAGTGTGTTTTCGCTGTATGTGCCGAGTTTTCCTGGCGGCTTCTATCGCATCTCCGACACTTTGGTGATTGACGGCACGCATGGCCTGCATCTGTTTGGCGATGGCGCATTCACGCAAAGAAATGGTTATCCATCGAATGTGATGACGCACACCATCCGTTGGTACGGTGGCCGCAAGCCAATCATCCAGGTGAAAGGTCAAACTGGCACGCCATCAAATCCCAACTTCGCCATCAAAATTGAAGACCTTACCATCAGCGGTTACCCCACTGCTGTAGCTCCAGGTTCAATCCCGGCCAACATGGCTTTGTCTGGCATCCACGTTGGCAATATTGACGGCTACAACGATAACACACTGACGCGCAACTTGATGATTGAAAACGTGGTCATCGAGAACTGCCGCTTTGGTATTTGGGGCGGTAACCCTGATGGACTCAACACTGATCACGCGCAGGCTTCGATCTCGCATTCGCAGATCTACAACTGTCCGCAGGCCGGTATTGTCTGGGGCACAGGGAATGCCATTGTGAACATTTTCAGCAACATGGTGGCGCTCAACGGGTGGGGCGGTGCATCTTTTCCGGCCGACGATTATTCGCCACAGGTCGGTGCCAACATTCACGTCCAGTCGGGCTATGTCGACATCATCAGCAACACGTCGGCAGGCGCTGACACCTACAAGCCGACCACTGCCGACATTTACCAAGGCTCTGGTCGCGTGTCTATCATCAACGCATGGTCTGACACTCACGGATACTTTTTCCGGCAAGGCAGCGTGTCACAAAACGAAGGGGCATATCACTGCGGCCAGATCACGGGAGTTCGCCATTACGAAGGCACTATGAGCGAGGCAAGTACGCCTGACTCTATTTTGATCGTGTGTCCAGGTACAACCATCAATTCCTGCATGGTGTACGGCAACGTGGTGATCAATTCTGGGCTGTCCGGCCGTCCCATCATCAACGGCATCAACTTTGCTCGCGACAACGCTACTATCAAAGGAACAGGGGTCGACACGCAGCGATCGCTGGTGTGGCATGGAACAAGAGGCAATTTCGGCCAGTCTTTTTACGGCGGCGTCAACGCTGGCCAGTCGTTTGGCAACACCGGAAGCTTCAATTCTCACTTGATCATGAAGGGCCGCGATCCTGGTGTTCTTGAGGTTGCTGATGCCGCAGCAGGTGGAACCAACATGCAATGGTGGTCGCGCACTGATGACGCAGACGGAGCGCAAACGACCTGGCTGATGAACTGCTATTACGACACAGCCACGTCTAGCTACTATGCGCTGCAAAACACCAAGGCGTGTTGGCGACTTGAGTTTGGAGGTCGCACGCACGGTTTCTGGCTCTATGTTGCCGACCCTAATGGCTCCTCTGGTGCGTTGACCTGGATCGAGGTTGGCGGCTGGCTGACCCCGACTACATCAGGCATGCGAAGCGAGAGGGCTTTTAAAGTGCCGACGGCAGCGGGAGATCCGACGTTTCTTTCTGGGGATTACTGGAAGGGCGGCATCTATTTCAACACCACAACCAACAAGCTGCGAATCAACGTAGGCGGCGGCACCTGGCAAGACTGCAACTAATGCGCGAAGGATACTGACATGATCAAGAAAAACGGCGGCATCTTTGGGCGCAACCCAACCTACAACGACGTGGTCGTCGAAGGCGTGCTTACGCTCAAAGAGGCCCAGGTTTTTGACAACGACATCACCATCAATGGTGACCTGACCGTCAACGGCACCGAGACTGTGATCAACACGGTCGAATTGAATGTCGATGACAAGAACATCACGATGGGCGCAGTGGTAGCCAAGGTCGGCCTTGCGGCGACCACCAACATCACGGCTGGCCAGTTCACCGTGCAGCTTGCAGACACCTCTGGCCTGATTCCTGGCATGACGGTGACCAAGACCGCCGGCACTGGTGCGTTCGGCGCAAGCCCCAAAATTGCCAGCGTCGACAGCCACACGCAAATCACGCTGACCGTGGCACACGCCACATCTGGCACGATCATCTTTGACACTGGTGGCGCGACCGATGACACCGCCGACGGTGGCGGCATTACGCTCAAGGGCACGACCGACAAGTTCATCAAGTGGGTCAAAGCCAGTGTGGCCTGGGTGTTCAGCGACCCGATCAAAGCACCTGATGTCACGGTCGATAATCTCACGGCCAGCAAGCCTGTCTTCACTGACGCCAACAAGAAGTTGACCAGCACCGGAACCCTAGCCATTGACCAGGGCGGCACCGGGAAGACAACGCAGCAGGACGCCATCAACACGCTGGCCGGCGCGGTGACTGCTGCTCAATTTCTGCGCGGCGATGGCACCGATGTGAAGATGTCGGCCATTCAGGCATCCGACGTGCCGACACTGAACCAAAACACCACAGGATCTGCCAACTCGGTCAAGTCCAACGCGACCACCGGCTTGCTTCAAATTGCCGGGCCTGGTGCTGGCAGCACTCGAGTGATGACCACGCCTGATGCCAACTTCACTGCTGCTCGTACCGATGCGGCGCAGACGTTTACGGGGGCGCAGACGTTTGGCAATATCAAGCTGGACACCAACACAATCTCTAGCACCAACAGCAACGGGAATGTCGAGTTCACGCCAAACGGAACCGGATACCTGAAAATCAACCACACTCCTGCTGCTGCTGGAGCGCAAAACAATATCGTCATCAGCAACGTCTACCCAGACAATGCTGGCGGCAACTTCAACCGCATTTTGTGGCAAAACAGTTTTTATGGCCCGGAAGTTGTTCTTGAAGCAGGAAAGACAAACAGCGGATCTGGCGCATCACAGCTTTCGATTTACACCAACGAAGGCGTTACTCTGCGCGAGCGTTTGCGTGTAACTCCTGCTGGCGCGTTGGATATGTCGCTTGCCTATTCTGGCAATATCATCATGAAGTCAGGCAATGGCATCGACTTCAGCGCGACGCCTGGCACCGGCACTAGCGAGCTTTTGGCAGACTACGAAGAAGGCGTTTACACCGCAACACTGACACCGCAGACAAGCGGAACGATTCCTCTAAATAGCAATTATGACACGCTGGCTTATACAAAAGTTGGCCGAGTTGTTCACGTTCAAGGCCAAATTCAGATATTCAATCCTTCTTCTCCTGTAGGCTCATATTTCACTTTAAGTCTCCCTTTCACAATAGCAAATTTAACAGAGCTTTCAGGTCGAGGTGGTTTTGTTTTGAACTATCAAAACACAGCGGTTTTTGTAAATTGGGAAGGCGGCTTGTCTTACGTTTACATACAGAAAAGCGCCGCTTCTGTTGCAAATACAGACAATTTGTATGTCAACTTTTCATACATCGCAGCTTAAGGAGCAAAAATGTCTTTGACAAAAATAACTCATTCCATGATCGTTGGTGCCACGGTCACTCCACAAGATTTTGGCGCGATTGGCAATGGCGAGGCAAACGACACCATTGCTTTGCAAGCTATGTTTGCCACTGGCAAACCTTGGTACATCCCTTACACATCTGGAGGATACCTTGTAAATGCTCCGGTCGAACCGAAAGCAAGTGGTGTTTGTGATGGGTTTTTGCTTGCTGACACAAACTATGCAGGATTGGTTGTCAAAATTCAAGACCTTGGTTACCAGCCAAACGTCAAAATTACTGGGCTTGACGTTCGTTCAAAAACAACAAGAGTTGCAAACTCCATCGGCATCCGGGTCAATTCACCTTCCATTGTTCTTGACCGATGCAAGGCAACTGGCTTTGACTACGGAATTCAGGTCTGGTCTTACTCTGTTGCATTGATGAACTGCAATGCAAATTTGTGCAATACAAACTTGTCGGCACACGCACCATCGTCCACCAGTGAAATCAACGACCTGAAAATCATCGGCGGCAACTACGACTCAGCAATTCAGTATTCTTGCCGAATCGGTGATCCGCGATTTGCGACCACTGTCCCGGTTGGCGAACTCATGGGTTTCTCGGTGCTGGTCATGGGCGCTGCGTTTGATGGCGCAACATCCACGTTTGACCGAGTTGCCAGCCTGACCATTCAGAGTTGTTACTGGGAAGGCCCAGCAAACGGAAAAGCGATTGAACTTGGGGGCGTTGGAAACAACGTGATCCGAACTGTCGATATTCGCGGATGCTATTTCGCCAATGTGGCTTACCCAATCTATTGCAACAACGCAATCAAAGATTTGACAGTCGGCCCAAATTACTATGGTGTTGCGGGAACTCAGCCAATCTGTGCCCTGTATGCTGTTCAGATCGATGTGTCACCCGTGAATTACTATACCGGCGCAAGTTCTGTGGGATTTCTTGGCCCAGAGGTTCACACTGGGTACACGGATACCACTGTCGGCAGTTTGACGTTCAATGGAATGACAATCAGCAATGATTATTTGATCGAAGGGGTGCAGATTGCGCCTACAACATCATCTACGACAAGCTGGTATCCGAACGGTAAAACCCTTGCGGGTCAAACACAACTTGCTTCCGCATCTGGTCGATTTAAGACCAACCCTTCGACTGGTGTAGCTGGAACATTTAGTGGTACTACGTTCACATGCACCACACTTGCGGACGCACGCAATTTCAACGGTGGCGACAGAATTACATCAAGCACAGGTGGCTTTACGTTTGTGCGTTTTGTTGACTATGTTACTGGTGTCATCACCCTTGGTGGTGGGTCTTCATCTTCGGGTGCTGGCACAATCTCACAAAACACGATTTATTTCCGAACCGTTGATATTTTTAAATCTGCCGCACCAACCACTGGAACCTACAACGTAGGCGACATTGTGTACAACTCTGCTCCGACCGCTGGTGGAACCATTGGTTGGGTCTGCGTCACGGCTGGAACACCCGGCACTTGGAAAACATTTGGCGCAATTAGCGTGTAAACCGTTGCCGATGCGGAACATCGGCGCAGTCCTAATGTCAGGCTGGATGGCCTGGCTGGAAACAGGAGAAAAAGATGATCGAGAAAAAAGTAGCCGTCGACCTGATTGAAGTGGTTGGCAACAACGTCCAGGTGCGAACGCGCACCAGCATGATGGAAGGCGACAAGGAGATTTCTGCGTCGTACCACCGCCACGTTGTGATGCCTGGCGAGTGCGGCCCAGGCGAAGACCCTCGCGTGCAGGCCATTTGCGCGGCCGTCCATACGCCCGAGGTGGTAAGCGCCTATCGTGCCGAGCAAGCACGCATCAAAGCCGAGGCAGAGGCTGCCCGCATTAAGGCCGAGCAGGAGGCTGCCGCTGCCCAGGCTGCTGCCGAGGCTGAAGCGGCCGCACAGGCCAAGGCCCAGCAGGATGCGTTCGATGCCGCAGTGGCTGACGCCGTGCGCCGTGCTCTGACTGGAGGCCAGTGATGTCGACGATCGCAAGCAAAACCATCACGGGCGACAACAGCTTTACCGATCCCGTGCGCCTGACCGGGTTCTTCAACCTGTCGTTGCGCGGCACCTTCGTGGCCACCATCACTGTGCAACGCAGCTTCGATGAGATGGCGACCTGGCACGACGTGGACACATTCACCGCGCCGACCGAGGACTATGGCATGGAGCCAGAGGTCTGCTGGTATCGGGCGGGCGTGAAGACCGGCGAATTCACAAGCGGCAGCATCTCGGTGCGCCTTGGCCAAGATGGCGCATTCAGGAGTTGAGGTGTATGGATCAGACGATGTTCAACTGGGCCGTTGGCCTGATTGGGTTTCTTGGTGGCTGGGTTCTGAAGGTAGTGTGGGACGCCGTGCGTGATCTTCGCAAAGACATCAGACAGATCGAGCGTGACCTGCCCGAGGTGTACGTCCGCAAGGATGACTTCCGCGAGGCCGTGCGCGAGATGAAGGAAACCATGCGCGAGGGCTTCAACAAAATGGACAACACGATGAACGTGATCTTCAAGAAGCTCGACAAAAAGGAAGACCGCGACCATGTTTAAGCTCTCGCAGAAGTCCCTCGACCGGCTGTCAGGCGTTCACCCTGACCTGGTCGCTGTGGTGAAGCGGGCGATCGAGATTACCGAGGTCGACTTTGCTGTGCTCGAAGGCGTGCGATCGCTGGCCAGGCAAGAACAGTTGTACGCGGCAAAAGCCACCACGACGATGAACAGCAGGCACCTGACTGGTCACGCGGTTGACCTTGGCGCATACGTTGGCCAGATCCGATGGGACTGGCCGCTGTACGACAGAATAGCCCTGGCCATGAAAGCCGCGGCGCTTGAGCTTCAGGTCGCGATAGAGTGGGGTGGCGACTGGAAAAAATTCAAAGATGGCCCGCACTTTGAACTGACCTGGGAGGAATATCCCGCATGAAAGCCTGGTACAAGTCCAAGACCCTGTGGGTCAACCTGGTGGCCGCGGCGCTGATGGCGCTCGAGGCCGGCACCGGGCTGCTCAAGCCCTACATGGCCGAGACGTTCTGGGTGGCGATGGCTGTGGGCCTGCCGATCGTCAACGCCATCCTGCGGATCGTGACGAGCCAGGCGCTGGGCAAGACCGATGCTTAACCTGCCCAACCAGATCCTGATTGCGCTGGCCATAGCGGCCTCTGGCGCGTTCGGCGGGTGGTGGGTGACATCAGACTACTACCAGGCCAAACAAAACGCTCTGGCGGCCCGCCAGGCGGCCGCAGCGGCCACTGCTTTGAAGGAGGCTACCGACCGGGCGGTGGCGGCCGAGCGCAAGAACCAGGAACTCGCCCGCACTTTGGAGGTTGACCATGCACAGAATCGACAGAAACTTGACCAGGCGCTGGCTGACAATCGCCGGCTTGCTCGCGAGCTTGGCGGGCTGCGCGACCCAGGGGCCAGGCCAGACAGTTGTGGCACCCTGCCCCCCACCTCCCCAGGCACCGGCCTCGCTCTACGTCCAGCCCCCACCGGCCGACTTTCAGTTGAGGCTTCGGAGTTTCTTCTTGAGTTCGCCCGCGAAGCCGACCGAGCAGCCGAGTACGCCAACCTCTGCCACGGCTGGCTCAAAGAACTAGACGGCCAAAAAAAAGGCCAGGTACAATGACCTGGCCACACGGCAGTTGTCTCCCTCCTAGTGTGTGAAGTGCGCCCCCAGGCCTCAAAACCTGGGGGCTTTTTCATTCCTTGTCGGTGACAAAGCGGTTGGATCGCTCAAAGGCCTCGATATCTTCCAGGCGGTAGCGGACTTCTGAATTACGTCCATCGCCCAGCTTGATGTAGTCGGGGCCGGTGTTGGCGACTCGCCACTTTCGCAGCGTGTTGTCGGCCACTTTCCAGCGTTCACACAGTTCCTTCGGCGTCAGCAGTTGCGACATGGCCATTCTCCTGTGGTACGACTTCGCCGGTATCGGCATCGATGGTTTCGTTGGCCTGGGCCATAGAGGCCTTCAGACGCGACAGCGGGGCCGGTTGATCCTCTGGTGCCGGGGTCACGTTGATCGGCTCTCTGCGCTCGATCTGGGTGAATCCCTGGGCCTCGTCGTCGGCCTTGATCACGCTGTCCAGGTCTGCGCTCGAGGGCAGGCGCTTGGACAGGCGACGGATCACGGTCTTCTTGGCCATCTCGTCCCACCAGTCAGCCCACGGGTTGAACTTGCCGGCGCGGCTGGCGGCTCGCACCTTCTCGACATCGGCCACGCTCATCACCTCGCGGTAGATCGCGCCGTCCTTGGTCTTGGCGATGGCGTAGCAGGCAATCTGCTTGCCGCGGTTTTCGCCCAGAAATGGCTTGTGAACGATGCGCTCGTCGTCGCCCAGTTCGTACTCGAAGTGATCCTTGTCGTAGACCACCTGGGCACTGATGCTGGCCAACTCGCCGCTGTTGCGGATCTTCTTCAGGATGCCGCCGACCATCGGCATGTACTGCACCAGCTTGCCCTTCTCGCGGCTGTTGAAGATGACCAGCGCAGCCTCGCGGCCGTCGCACAGCAGGCCATCCTGGGCCGCCCGCATGGTCGAGCCGAGCAGGCTCTTGCGGTCAGCGCCCAGCAGGTCGGGCTGCATCTGCACCGCGGTCAGCGTGGTGCGAATGAACTTGTCGACGGGGATCTGGGGAGGCAGCGCCGACTGGAGGTCGGAGTGCATCTTTTCCAAGGTGCCGCGGAATGCGGCGATGGGGGTCAGTTCGTTGCTCATGATGGTTTCCTTTCGTTGTCAGATGTGGGAGTGCGTATCTTATCACGCACCGAGGTCATCGCCAAACAGTTCTTTGTTCTCGGGGTTAATGCGGGCCTGCTCCACCGGCACGCCGGCCGCGGTGAGCTTGGCCACCTGGAGGCCGTCGGCCACTTCGGCCTTGTACTCCTGGGCGACCACATGCCGGATGGCCTGGGCCTGGTTGGATGCAATGACGATGCGTTGTTGACCGTTGCCGGTGACGAGGTAGGTGCGTTGTGCGGTGGCCATGTCAGGCTCCTTTCTTTGGGGTGAACTTGAAGCTCCGGTAACCCTCGCGGGCACCGACGTATTTGCCGACCATGTCGGCGGTGATGAGGGTGCCAAGGCTGCCCTTGACGTTCCCGCATGAGATGCTGCCCAGTGGGCTGATGACCTTGCTGGCCTTGCCAATGCGCTCGAGGATCTGCGCCCTGGTGGCGTCGCGCAGCGTGCTCTGGTCTTTGACCGCCTGGGACAGGAATGCGTACCGCTCGATCAATTCGTCCAGGGCTGCATCAGACGTAGCCACCAAGCCGGCGTCAGAGTCGGCGCGAAGCTGCTTGATGATGAACTCGGCGTCGGCCGTGTAGTCCGGGCTGGGCGCAGCGTTGGCTGCCACGCGCTGCCAGAAGGCCGCGGTCTTGGCGCGGATGTCCTGGCCAATCTGGCGGTCACGGTTACGGAGCACTACCTTCTGCTCGTTGCCACCGACCAGCGCAACCAGGGCGCACCATTCGTACCCGCTGACCTCCATCTGGTGCTGGATCTGAAGCTCGATGTGCTCGGGCGCTTCGATGTTGTCGGCACCGTCGTCGATCCAGTTCTGACGGTATTGCAGCCAGTCGACGTTCTTGATCTCGAGGATGCCGGGGCCGTCGCTCTTGGACTTGATCTCGAAGTCAAAGCTCGAGCCGATGCGGGCATCGATGTCGCGCATGTAGACGTTGAGCTTGCCGATCTCCCAGCCCTGATCCTCGGCCGCGCCGTGAGCGATGGCGGCTTCGAGGCGGTTGCCCCACTTCATGCGCTCGTTGGGCTGGATCTTCACGACCAGTCCGTCGCGCTTTTCGTGGAACAACTCGAACTCGGTCTTGTACGGCGACAGGCCGTAAAGGGCCGACACCTCGGTGCTGGTCACGTCCTTGGTGCGCTCGTTGAGCCACTGCTCTTGGCTCTCGATCTGGATGGTTTCAATAGTCATCGCGTTCTCCTTCAAAGTGGTCGTTGATTGCTTGGTTGATCGAGTCCTCGTCACGCGAGGTGATCTTCTTGGCGAGCCAGTTGGCCCGGTAGCCTTTGCGATCGAGAAGCTCCCAGTCGCAGTCGGTGTACCCGTAGTAGTCCCAGTCGCTGGGCGCGTTGTAGGAATACGAACCGCGCACGCGGCTGTAGCTGCTGACGCCGATCAGGCACGGGATGCCGCACACGGTGTGCTCGATCTCGGCGATGAAGTTATTGGGCCTGGGCATGGCGCACCTTCAACGAGTATTGGGCAATGGTCTTGCCGTTGGGCAGCTTGACCTCGGTCGTCTCGATGTCGTTGCCGGCCTGGCGCAGGTCGTTGATGCGAGACGCCAGACGGAAGCAGCCGAACAGGTCGAGGGCATCAAGAGCCGTCAGCGGGCCGACGGTCTTGAGGTGGTTGAGGATGTCGGCGTTTTGGCTCATGACTGCACCTTGAGGGCGCTGTCTTCGTCACTGCTGTGCGAATACAGGTTGATGGACACCGATTCGCCGCGATCGTTGGTGATGACTATGTCGCGTGTCCAGAAAGGGTTGTCGCTGTTGCCTCCGTGGAATCGGCGTTCGCTAACGACGATGGATGTCACGTTGTGGATGCTGATGTCGGCTGTGTTCATGGTGCGTTTCCTTGTGTGGGTGGACGTTGATATTCTACTACGGTTTGTTGATCGTGTGTCAACAGTTAATGCTGGCTCGGGGCGGTGATGTAGCCGGCCTCGATGAGGTCGCGGGCGGTGCGGCCGTACCAGCCTTGCAGACGCCAGGCCAGCCCGGTGTCGACCAGGTACTGCCAGGCCGAGAGGATGGTGTCCTCGTCGTGCTCGATGCCGTCAAAGCTTTCGACGCAGGCAGAGGCGTCGTACGGTGTCCAGGTTTGTGTGCTCATGTTGATCTCCTTAAAACGGTGCGTCGGGAAGTTGGTCGCGTTGCTTTTGCTGGTAGGCCCGCTCCTGGGCTGGTGTCCAGGGAACAGGCCCGCCGGGTGGGGGAAAGGGCCAGTTGTTCATGTCAGCGGATCTCGATGCCGGCGAGCTTGAGGATCTCGCGCTTTTCCATGTTGTAGCGGTAGGCACCTTCCTGAAAGTCGCGCACGGCGTCGAGGGCGCAGTGGGCAACAGGCTGGTGCTCGTTCTTGAGGCGCAGGCACCATTCAACGAAGTGAGCCTCGGCGGTGGTGCCAGACACTTGCTCGTCGTAGAGGTAGATGGACATTTGAATCTCCTGGTTGGGTTGTCGATGTGTTGATCTTACATCAACATAAATCCACAACGCAACAACTTTTTTCATCCGTGTTGTGGCGTGTTGTTTTTTCCCGTTGAAGTGCGGTTTTACGGGGTGTTGATGATGTGGCAACATCCCTGGACTATGGAAAAAACCACCATCACCCCAGTGGATCTGGCCATCGACATGTTCGGTGGCGTCCGCAAACT